CACGCGTGGAACTTTACGCAGGTTCTCCTCGACACGATTGAGATTGGTCATTCTAACCCTCGGTCTGGTCGATGGAAATGAAACCGAAACCCGGTCGGCCTCGGATGGACCGGGACTCGACTTTCGCTCGAATATTTCGCTTGATGAATGATGAGCCGAAGGCTATCGTCGAAACCGGGACCATCCGACACCACGCATGGGCCGCATCGGACGGGCATTCGACAATCCGCTGGGCGAACTATGTGCGCGCACGCGGAGGTTCGCTCCGCTCAATCGACATCGACAAGCACGCAGTTTCGCTTTCGCAAAAACTCGTTGGCTCTCCACAGGACGGGCACGACATCGAGATTATTGCCGCCAATAGCCTCGATTGGCTGGCCCAGAACGAGTGTGAAATCGACATTCTCTATCTGGATTCGGCGAACGATGCTGAACTGATTCTGGGCGAGGCGAAATTAGCGAGTCCAAATCTGACGGATGACGCGCTCATTCTCATCGACGACACGGACACCGGACAACAGGCTGGCGTGGAGAAGGGGGACCTCGCTATTCCGTGGCTTCTCGACAACGGATGGGTCGTCGAACTACAGGGCTACCAGACTTTGCTCCGTCGCGATACGGTCAAGAACCCCGCGGACTGACCCGGTATCAATGACCAACGGAACTACACTCGCGGCTGGGGATAATCTCATCTCAGCAGGGCCGACCATGATTTACAGCCTCACCGGGAACACCAGCAACAACGCCGCCACCGTGGCTCTCCACGACTGCGCGGCAACCGCCGATATAGCCGCCGGCAACCTCGTTCATTCCTACCTTCTGAGAACCGGGTCGGTTGGATATGGCTACAACGAACTCCAATTCGGGAAGGGCCTGTGCGTCGTCTTCACGAAAAACAGCGCGACTGCGGACCTGCTTCTCGAATGGTATTGAGAACAATAGTTCGCCGCCCCGATTTGGTCGAGTTTCTGAGTTCAAATACTCTCGCGCGCAGTAATGTTCTTCACCGGCGACACGCTCCGCAGTCCGATGCAGTCGTTAATCGTCCTCGAAGCCGGTTGGGGTTTGACCGTTGGTTGCGGCGACCTCGTTGAGTTTGAGCCCTACAGATTTTCGATTTACAATCCGGACGCGATGGGGCAATTGAAAAATTTCCTCAATCATCTGGGCTATCAAGTGGAGCCGACGCCCGTGAAAATTCTCAACCCCGGCAAAGAGCCGGTCGATTGGCTTCTCGACAACGATGCGGACGACGGCGACACCAACGGATTTCGCTTGTCGCTGGAACGGTGAATAACCACTTCACGCCCTAAGTCTGCGTGCCGGAAATACGCATTTACAGACGCGGGATTCGAACGGCAACCTTCGGTGCGATAACAGTCGCCGTGCTTTTCATCCTCGCTGTGATTTTCATGCCGGCGCTTCCCGAGCGCATCGTCCCGTGGTGGAACGAAGGACAATGTTGGTGGTTCAACGGGACCATCGAAGACAAGTATGTCGTGGATAATGACGGGATGCCGGGAACGGAGGACTACATCTTCATCGTCAATGGGACGCTGAACGAACTCAACGAAACGACGCCGCTTCTCTATGACGCCAACAGCACGACGGCTATCGAGGTCATGGTTCATGGCGGTCCGTGGGACTACGCCTACTTCGAGGTCGGAGATAACTACGAAGGCTACGCGTGCGATACCATGACTTTACGCGAGGCCGTCATCAACGGGTCAATCGAGTTTCTGATTTGGACCGGGATTGACTGATGCGCTGGAATTGGGTCGATGACTTGCTGGCTCTCATCATCTGGGCCGACCTCATGTGGCTTTTGTGCTGGGGAATATTGAGATACGCCGGTTATTGAGGGGAGTCATCTTCATATAGGTGGGGATTGATGGCTGTTCATGCCTGCGAAGAAGGTCATCTTAGGACCAGCACGGGACGAGATTCAAGAAGCCCTGCAAAGCCCGCAGGTGCAAGGCTACATCATTTCATGCGGACCAGAAGGAGCGAAGCGCTCCGGCATCCTCTCCTACCTGTGGTCTGATGATTCTGGACTCGAAGGAGGGCCCGTCCGGTATTCGGAATGGACTCTCACCCGACTGTGGTTGAAGTCGCTCGGGTATCGTTCGACGCGAGAGAGCGGCTGGAATTGGGTTCATCCACATTACTTCACACCAGCAATCCCACTCATGCCGATGACGAACGGAATGACTTTTCAAAACGGGAATTTGAGGAAGTCCAATCTCACTACAGCCGAGAAGGCGAAGGGGACCGGGCATCCGAACTCGTGGGCTGACCGGGCAGACCGGCCAAACCCAAACCCAACCGAGGCGCGTGCCGCGCGACAGGAATATCGAGAAGAACTCGAACCGGGGGAGGGCGAGATAGTCGTCGAGGCTCACACCCGAGCAGATGGGAACATCGAAATCCCAGAACACATTCGAAAGAAGCCGACCTTCAAGGGTCGTCGGGCACAGGCGCGCATCGAAGTCGAACCCGAAGGCCAGCGCCCAGCATGGGTCCAGACGGCTGAGAATGTTGAGGGCATCACCGTCCATCACTTCGACCCCAGCGACGCGCCAGAACTCGAACCGGAGATGGACGAAATTGTCCTTCGAATCTCCGTGCCTAAAGGCGTCAATGTGACCATCAACGGCGACAGGCCGGGCCCCGCGCCCGAGGTCGCAGTCATCGACGGCTCCACTTTACCGCTGATAAGCCGCGAGGAGTTCGAAGCGGATTTCCTCGGAACCATCGACGGCCACATTCCGGTGTCGGGGAGGCGCCGGGAGCAATCCGTGATGGAACGCAGATTACTCATCGGCCAGAAAATCACTCAGCAGGGCCACTTTGAAGGGCAAATTGTCCTCGACCACATCACCGGCTCGCAGTATGTCGTCGGATTCTCGGTTCATGGCGACGGGCGTGAGTATGCGTATCATAAAAAACAGGGCCTCGATGGGTCCGACATAACCGTTGAGATGGACGGGGGCTGGCGACCGTGGGTGAGTGTTGATGACTGAGATTGATTGGAAACTCGGGGAGATTCCAGAAGATTGTGTGGTGAATCCCAGCGACGCGATGCCGGGCAACGCAGAAAGACTCGTCATGCACTACCTCCGGAATCAAGGGCGATGCAACATTCCGTTCTCGCAACCGACAACCGGAAAATTTCTCCAAACGCTTTTCACCTTGAACCCCGATGTTCCCATCACGGTTATGAGGGTGGGCCAAATGCTCGAACTGAGGATGATAGAGGATGCACCGTCCGCTGAGGGTTGAACACCTTCTCCGCCTGCGCGACATCTATCGGCAACTGAAAAGGGATGAGCCCAACCACTTCGGCGGATTGCCGCCGGGAATCGGTTGGATGAAAATTCGTTATCTGAAACCGAAGACGATTCGAATGTTGGGGTCGGCGACGATGGGCGACATTCCCACGCTCGCCATCCACCCGCGAGCGTTCGAATGGAACCAGCCGATTCTGCTTCGCGGTCTGCTCCGTCACGAACTCATACATTTCGTCCTCGGCCCAGACTTCGGTCACGGCCAGATGTTCGAATCGGTCGAACACGCATGGCCCGAGATTGAGGATTACCATCACCAGCGAAAGAAATTTGTCCGGACGCTCGAAGAAGCCGCTCGCATGGGTGGCTATTTGCACCGATACGAATGCCCGAACTGCATGAAGGTGATTCTCAGAACTCGGCCGCTGAAAAATGAGTCGGCGTGCGATGAGTGTTGCCGGAAACTTAATAAAGGGGTCTGGTCAGAATCCTATGTGTTAATAAAGGTGGTCATTGAGGAACCATTACAGTCCGAAGGGGATGCGTATGATGAATAGCGGAACGAAACTATCGAAGAACGAACTTAAACAGGCGACACGCTCAATTCTGCGGTCGCTATTCAAGCAAGCCGGCTGTGATATTCACGAGAAGGCCGCTGGCTCCGTGACCTACGAAACGGTCGGCATCACGGGAAGCGACCAGCGCATCGCCGCTATCTATGGGTCGCGTGGAGGCGCCTGCGCCCTTTGGGTGAAGGACGCCACATGGACCCGTTTGAAGGAGAACCACGACTGCCGTCAGATGCGTGTTCAAGATGTTTCGATGTTCGCTCGCGGATTCCAATGGGCGATTCACTTCGATGGGCCGGATGACTCGTGGATAGCACCCGTGGTCGCTTCGACTATCATCGAGGGAACTAAGCGCTGGGAGAAAGCCCTTGACCGTCGTGCGACTGAGAAGCGTCGCTCAGACGACCGTGAAAGGCGCGAGGCCAAAATGGCCGCTAAGCGCAAGGACCCGTTCGCTTAGTTTCATTGATGAACCGTGTCCTTCATATAGGTGGGAATCGAGGGTTGATTATGTCCGGAATAGAGGCACTTCGACTGAAAGTCCAGAACGGCGAGATAACCACACCGCGAACCATAGACTTCGCGTGGTCGCTCATCCGTCAGTTCGACAAGAACGGCGCGCTCTCCGAGAAGCAGATGGAATGGGTCGAGAAAATCACGACCGCGGTCCCCGGAGGTCCGCATCCCGGCATCGACTTCATCAAGATAAATCTGGACTCGATTAAGCCGGGCGAGAAGGACTTCGTTCTTTCGCTCATCGAACAATGGAACGCGAGGGGCTACTTCTCCGCGAAACAGGATTGGTGGGTGTCGAAAATCTCCGGTGAAATATTCTCGAAGCGTGGTGGCCTTGAGCCCGACCCCAATCGACGAAAAACTCGCGCCGAGATTCTTGAGATACCTGTTGTCGAACCGGCTCCAACAAATCGGCTAATCGTCGAAGCAAACTCGGACGCTCATGTAGTGGTCGAATTGCGTCCTCAAGTATGGGCGGTTATCGACACGACCACGAACACCATCCTCGGAACATTCGATGATGAAGCGGCGGCTCAGCATTCCGTTCAGCCGTAATATTCATCCGGGCCTTGAGGTCCCGATGATGTGTGGCTACTCCGCTCTCGGTTGAACAGGCGCGTGAAATCGCGCTGTTCCCCGACAGGTGGTCGCAGTTTTTCCGGACCATCAACGGCAAGGAATTTTCACTCGCTGAACGGCCATACCTCATCGAGATATACCGCCACTTCGGCCCGGCTAAGAAGAACGACAGCGCGAAAATCATCCTGTTGAAATGCAGTCGGAAGGTCGAGAAGACCGAAACAATCTGCAATCTGCTCCTATACTCCCTGCTCAACATTCCATATTTCAACGCCGTCTATACCGCTCCGCGTCAGCCGCAGGTCACGCGCTTCGTGGAAGAACGGTTCAACGGCGCGCTCATGTCGAGCATCAATCAAGGCTGTCTATTGTCGGCTCGCGACAAAAACTCGGTCAGCCACCAGACCTTCAATGTCGGAGCGCGCTCGTTGAATCACTTCTATGCCTATTCCAATTGGGGCGACGCACAGGCGCTCCTCGGCGTCGAGGCTGACCTTTGTTGCATCGACGAGTATCAAGACAGCGACGGCGACATACTGCCTATGCTGTTGGAAATGCTTGCGCTGTCGGAGTTCAAGTGGGTTCTCATCTCCGGCACCGCGCGCGAGCAAGGTTCGGAATTTTGGAAACTATGGGAGAAGTCAAGCAAGGCAGAATGGGACGGCTCGAATTGGACTCACACCGCGGAGTCCGACATCATCGGCTACCACATTTCTCAACCGATGCACCCGGAGATTTCTGAGGCCGACCGGAACATGAAGCGCGAAACCTACACTCCGCGCCGATATGCAAACGAGGTGCTGGGTGAATTTTTCGCTGGCTCGACAAAACCGCTCACATACGGGGACGCTATCGAGAGTATTGACGGGAATAGGGCCGTCACTACCCACCTCACAGCACCGAAAAACTCGGTTATGGGAATTGATTGGGGACGCGAAACCACGGTCGTCATCATGGACCCGAAATCTGGGGACATTCTGAACGCTCTCAAAATCGACTCCCGAGATGGGGACGGGGATGAAGTGCAGGCGGTCAAGGACCTCATACTCCGCTACAACGCGACCGAAGTGATGTGCGACATCGGCTACGGAGCGCGACAAGTTCGCGAATTGCAGAACGAGTTTGGAGAACGGGTGAAGTCATGCTACTACTCATCGCGCCCGCTCACGCCTTTCGAATTCAAGCGCCGCGACAACAACCGGAATCTGATTTACATGGTCGTCGTCGATAGGACGACCTATGTCGAGATGGCTATCGAGGCCATCAAGGAGGGGAAACATCGGCTTCCGTGGAAGGACGCCAGCGCGCTCGATTGGGTGGTCGATGAATGGTGTGCGCTGAACTCGTCGGCTGAAACTGATATGCTGTCGAACCGCCCGGTTCGCGGTCAGCGGCTCACGAAATAT